CTTTTGCTAATTCTTGAACTGAACTGCCTTTTATTACAGCTTTTGCAACTTCTCGTTTTATATTTTTAAAATTCCATCGAATATCTTTTGCTTTATCAAGCTTTTTGTAAGGCATGATTTCAGCATCTTCCACAATTAATTTTCTAACCACTTCTGGATCATAAATCATAAAAGTTAAATCCATTTTTTCTTTATGTTCTAATAAATAAGCCATGTAATTGAATTCATTTATAAAAATATCAGGATAACTTTCATTTATAATTTCATATGCTGTTTTATTAAAATCATATAATTGATTTGCAAGAATTTCTTTTCGCATTGCCCACATCTTGCCTTGAAATATCTGACCTTCAATCCATCTTTTATATTCAGCTTCTGTAATTTCGCCATTTTTTAATTTATTGAGCCATTTTTTATTTTTAGCATCAAATCTTCCAAAAAAATGATTTAATTCTGCATCGATTTCTTTTTGGCATTCTTGATATAAAGAATGCAATTCTTTATAAATTTCTTTTTCTTTAAAATCTAAAAATTCATCAGAATAATCTTTCTTTTTATGCATTCTTAACCTTCTTCTGCTGCATTATTGTTATTATCATCTAACAAATTTATATCATCATTATCATTAGTATCAGTAAATTCATTGTATTTCAATTCAGCTTCTTTATCTTTCTTTAGCAAAATTTCTTGTACTTCATCAACTGATATAAATGGTAATTTTAATAAAATTGTTTCATCATCTAAATATTCTGATGCGGATAATACCATTTCTGTTTGCTCTTTTTGATTTGATATTCTGTTTCTTTTAAAAATAGCACTGTCATTTATGCCTAAGATATTTAATAAATTATCAATAAATTTTATTATTTGTAATTCAAAATCATCTGCTTCTTCATCTAATGGCTGATATGCTGCTTCTATATGATCATTTGTAGAACTTGCTTGGATTGTATGTACATCAAGTCCTCCAAAATCTTCATATAAGCCTTCTTTAATAATTCTCAAAAATTCCATTCTAGCTGTAACAGGTATATCTTGTGTATAAGGAGTAACAGAGGAATTCTCGTCATCAACAATTCCGATATGTCGTAATTTTAATTTTGATCTAAATTTGGCAATATCAACATCATCCATGCCACTTGCATTGTTAATCAGCCAATAGATTTCAGCACAATCTTCTAGATCATTTGCAAATCCACTTCTAATCAAATCATAAGCATCAATTTTACCTTTCATGCCCACTAAAGTAGATTGTCTTAATGAATTTGACCACATTGGAATAATTGGGAAATTATTATAATTTTTATATTCAATTCCTTCTATTCCTCCGATTTCTGTACTTTTTACTATTTTTAAATATGGTTTTTTTGTTTCTTGTTCTTGTATGTTTTTTCCTTTTTCTTTTATAAATTTTGTATATCCATCCTCTTCAAATAATCTAATGTATAATGGTTTGTTATCATCAATTTGCCAAAATCTTATTCCTGCTCTTAAATTTGATGTTTCTTCATCCCAAAGTGGTACAAATTCAAGCAAGCTAAAAATTGTTAATTTATCAAAATCCCAAAATCCAAAAGATAAACCATGTATTAAGGATTTATAAGCACAATCTTTTATAGAATTATCAAAAGTTTTTCCCAATAATTCTTTTGTCTTATTTTCATTAAATGATACTCCATTTCCTAAGGAATATAAACATCTCTGAGTGTTCAATCTATGAAAAAAATTAGAACATAACTTATTATTGCTTGCGATTGTATCGATTGATTTTAATCCTAATGTATTGTATATATATTTCACATAATTCATTATGGTTGTATTTTGCTGTCTGTCATAATTTGAAGCATCAAGTGCGATTTTGTACATTTCAGAACTTTTATGTTCACTTATTGCTTTCTGTATAAAATCATAAAGGCTATCTAAATTATTTTTTTCTTTTACTTTCATAAAATCTTGGTACGTTAGCATTTTTTACCTCCTAAATTTTAAAATATTTGTAAAAGTCTATTGTCATTATTATCTCTAAATTGCATTTTTGTATATTTTTCAGATATTTTTTTGGTTTTAACAAAATATCTTGTTGCATCCATGTAATGGTCATTGATTTTTAAAGGTTCTTCTTTGGCATTTTCTTCTTTTTCTTTCCCATCAATCTTCCATCTGTAACCTTTAATTTCATCTTCCCATTGTTTTAAATTTTTATTAACTTTTATCAAATTCAATTTGATTGCTACTGCTGTGTCACGTATACCATCTGATACATCATTATTTGCTTTTTTAACCTTGAATTTTCCTGCTTTTTTCAATGCGGTAATAAAAGATGCTGCAGATGGGTCAATTATTACTTCTATTTTCCCATCATCTAATAAATTTTTATGTACATAAATTGGTGCAATAAAATCTAAAATATCTTTTAAATAATCATTATCTGTTTTTTGTATACCCTCAGTACGTCCTGAGTAATAATAGCCATCAATTGCATACCACGTTTCATTGAATTTGTACCATAATATTGCTGCAAATGCATTGAGTGTGCCATAATCAATCGATAAACAAAAATCAGATATTTTATAATTTCTAATATTTTGTATACAAATTTCTTTTGGCAATTCACATAAAACGTTTTTGTAATTTTGATAAATTAAACCTTCTGCTAATGCCCATTTTCCTAAAATTAATCTGTCATAAAATACTGTTCCTGCATAACTATTTTTTAAATTTTGTATAAAATTTTTACTTAAAAATGGATTATCATCTATTGTATATTCCTGTATGTATTGATCTGATAAATCATCATCTAATATTTGTTTTAGCCAATGGTAAGGAGATTCCGGATTAAGTGTCCCGTCAAAGCAAGAATATTCTTTGTCTAATCTTGATTGTAGCATTATAAATACGTCTTCTGCCCATTTTGCGACTTCATCTCCATAGCAATATGCGATTGATGATCCTTGTATTTTCTTAACTTGAGAGCTTTTTTCTGCGCCAATGCAATATACTTCACATCCAAATAATCGTGCAATATTAGCATTATTTATTGTTGATATTCTAGATGGACCATATATTTCACGCATTGGCTGTAATACATTTCTTTCAATTGTCGATTTTGACACGCCAATTATAACTTTTAATCCTCTTTTATTTTCTCTTTCTATTAATCTTTGTGGTATTACTGCTGCAATATCTACGAATGATTTTCCTGATCTTACAGCTCCTACTTTCCAATTCCAAGTTTTGTTTGCATTATTTAAATATTCTTTCTGCTTTTCGGATAAACTAATCATAATTTTTTATACCCCTTTTATAGGTATTTTAATTATTGGATTATAATCAAAGCTCTTTATTTTTTGGGTTTTTCCTTTATTGCTTTTATCTTCTTTTACTATTGCACTGCCCCATTTTTTTCTTAACAATTCAAATTGTTCTTTTTCTTTGTCCATGTTTCTATATGTGGCACATCCTCCTGCTTGTTCTGATTGTTTTACTTTATATGTTAAGAAATTTAATCTTAAGCAACCTCTGTAACGATTACATTGTTGTAAAGTCATATCATAATCTTCTTTTAATGGTAAATTTTCATCATAAAAGCATTCATTCCCTTTTAAAAAGCATTGAAAAGGTCCGCCAATATATGATACAAAGCTAAATGGTGTGTATTCTCTATATGATAATGCATCTTGGTTACAATTTGCGCCCCCAAATTTAAAGCCTAATTCTTTGCATAACAAAAAATATTTTTCTAAAAAAGGCATAATATTTTCTTTTTTTATCTTTATTTTTTTCTTGGAATGTTTTACATTTCCTTCTGTCCATAAATAAAGTCCGCTCATATCATCATCAATTATGCAAACTCCATCTGCTCCATCTTCAAATTCTTTTTTCAAGATATAATTTCTTACTCTGCAAAGATTTCCTTGAACTCCATCTGGGCATTTTATTATATTTGCTTCTTTGCTATTCTCTTTTTTATAATTTTCATATTCTGATGCATCTACATATATTTTGCAAAAAGGTATATATTTTAATGTTTCAACTTTTGGTCTTTTATATGATGGACAACAAATGCTAATTTTCATTTTTTTCATCTCCTAAAATTTTTCTTATGACATCAACGCCATTTAATACTCGCCCAACGCCTATTTTTTCAGAATTTTTAGGTACTGTACCATCTTTTCTTGTGCTTAAAGCTTGTACTTGTTTTATGTCAAAAACACTACATGCTTGTAGCCAATCTACACTATTTGTAAATTTTAATACAATATAATTGCTTTCTTCATTCAAAACTTTTGTAAATTCAATTTCCGGTTCAATTTCTTCATAATCATCTTCTTCAAAATCATCCTCTAAATTCCAATTTATGTCGAAATCTGACCAATCTATTTCGCCTACTTGCTCAAGCAATAAATCCAAGTCCCAATCTGATTCATTTAATTTATTATCTAATAATCTTAATTTATTTACTTCCTGATCTGATAAATTTTCTATTTTGACAACAGGGACTTCTTCCCATTTTAATCTTTGTAATGCTCTATATCTGCAATGTCCAATAATAATTGTATTATTTTCATCAATTACAATTGGTTGAACCATTCCGAATTCTTTTATGCTTTGCATAACATTTTTTATTTGTTGTTCATCATGTTTCTTTGCATTTTTTTCATATTCTTTTATTTCTGTAATATTAATTTGTTGTATTTCCATT